CTAAAGGAGGAATTATATGTATGAGTATGTAGAAGGAAAATTTATGTGGGCTAATGTCAGCTCCCCAAACACTAAGTTTGAACCACATAAGTATGGTGTAGTGGTGTTGACTGATGAAGATACTGCGTCTAGATTAGAGGGTATGGGATTATCACAGGTAAGAACCAGAGATGGTTTACCTAAGTATGATGAACCAGCATTCTCATTCAGCAGAAAGGTCATCAAACATGACGGGACTACCAACCCAGCACCTAAATTAGTTGACGGAGACGGCAACAACTTAGATGTTAATGTTGGAAATGGTTCAGTAGGAACTGTAAAGATTAAACCCTATACAGGAAAGTACGGTACATTTGCAGAGTTAATAGCTGTAAAGATTACTGATTTAATTGAATACTCTGAAGGTAATTCAGACGACAACGAGGAATTTTAGTATGGTTATTACTATTAAAAATGATGAAGGCGAATCAGTCTATGATGTTTCAAAGATTGAAGATGCTCAAAGAAAAGCCAGTGCTAACTTATCTATCAGTAAGATAGGTACTTTAAATGTAATGGTAGAGGCATTGAACTATGCTTCACAAGGACATCAGAATAATCTTGAAGCTGTGCTAAAGGAAAGCCCTGAAGCTATAGTAGAACAAGAAGAGCCTGAGACTGAAACTGTCGAAGAAGATTCCGAAGACGAATCTTAATAGCTTATGAGGGCTAACATGGAAAAGACTTGGGATAAGTTACATCAACCCTGTCCACTTTGCAACAGCAGTGATGCTGTAGGAATCAACGAAGATGATTCAGCAAAGTGTTTCAGTTGTGGTGGATTTATGCCCAGCTACACTAACGCATGTGGAGGAAAGGATATGCAAACAGCAACAACAACATCGGTTAAACAACCTGATATGGTAGATGAAGGAAAGTTTTCTGCTCTTACAGACAGAAAGATATCTCAAGCTACGGCTACTAAGTACGGAGTTAAATGCGTACATGACCTAAAAGGAAATGTATCTAAGCATTTGTACCCATACTACAATGGTCATGAGCTATCAGCTACCAAGGTACGTAACGTAACTAACAAAGACTTCTATGTCTCTGGTACTTACAACGATACAGGATTGTTTGGTCAACAACTATTTAAGGGTGGCAAGTATGTCACTATAACTGAAGGTGAGTGTGATACTATGGCTGCTTATGAACTACTAGGTTCTAAGTGGGCAGTAGTTTCTATCAAGCGTGGTGCTCAAGGTGCAGTCAAAGATATTAAAGAAAGCTTAGAGTTCTTTGATGAATTTGAGAATGTAATTGTAGCATTCGATAACGATAAGGCAGGAAAGGAAGCAGCTATAAAAGTTGCTAGACTATTCAAACCCGGAAAGGCTAAGATACTTACACTACCTCACGGGTTCAAAGACCCTAACGATATGTTACGTTCTAACAGACACAAAGAATTTGTGGAATGTTGGTGGGCTTCTAAAGTTTATACTCCTTCTGGTGTTATAAATGTTTCGGAGCAACGTGAGAAGTTTCATAATCGTGAGAGAAAAGAAAGTGTACCTTACCCGTATGCCGGACTCAACAAAAAGTTATATGGTCTAAGACAAGGTGAGCTTGTCACCCTTACAGGTGGTACAGGACTTGGTAAGTCTAGTGTGACTAGAGAACTAGAGCATCATCTTATCAAGAGTACCAGCGACAACGTAGGTATCATTGCATTAGAAGAAGACTGGAGAAGAACCATTGATGGTATCTTATCTATAGAAGCTAACGCTAGATTGTATGTTGACGAAGAACGTGAGAAGTTTTCTAAAGAAGAACTAGATAAGATGTTTGACATTCTATATGACGGTGATAACCGTAACAGAGTATGGGTTCATTCCCACTTTGGTACTAACGACATTGATGATATCTTTACTAAGCTTCGCTTCATGATTATAGGATGTGATTGCAGGTGGGTGGTCGTTGACCATTTACATATGCTAGTCAGTGCTGTACATGACGGAGACGAGAGACGAGCTATTGATTCTATCATGACTAGACTTAGAAGTTTGGTAGAAGAGACAGGTGCTGGTATCATTTTAGTTTCTCACTTACGTAGAGTTGATGGTAACAAGGGACACGAGAACGGTATAGAAGTTTCACTCTCACATCTAAGAGGTTCTAATAGTATTGGACAGCTTAGTGATTGTGTTATTGCTCTTGAACGTAATCAACAATCAGATGACCCAGAAGAAGCAAGGACTACAAGACTACGTGTACTTAAATCAAGATACACTGGTGACGTTGGACTAGCTGCTAGGGTAGTATATGACGGTGAGACAGGCAGATTAACAGAACTAACAGATGAAGATATATCTTTTGATGATAGTTTATCGGAGGCATTCTAATGCAGTTAGTATTTGATATAGAAACAGATGACCTTGATGCAACCAAGATACATTGTATCGTTGCTCAAGATGTAGATACAAAAGCTATTCATACATTCACGCCTGATAATTTACAGGCTGGGTATGAGTTCTTAACTACAGCAGATACTCTTATAGGACATAACATTATTGGATTCGATATACCTATGGTACATAAGTTTAGTAATGTAGACCTTTCTAAAATCCCAGTAATAGATACACTTGTTCTATCTAGACTATTCAATCCCAACAGGGAAGGTGGTCATAGCTTAGAGAAGTGGGGATATAAATTAGGATATCATAAGATAGAGTTTAGCGATTACTTAAACTATTCTGAAGATATGTTAAACTATTGTATCAGAGATGTAGAATTAAATGCAGTAGTCTTAGAAGAGTTACGAAAAGAAAGTAAAGGTTTTGATAAAGAATGTATAGCTATAGAACAAAGGATAGCAGACATTATTAAACAACAAGAGGTCAATGGATTTAAGTTTAATACTGAGCATGGATTATTATTACTTGCTGAGTTAAGAGAAAAGAAACAATCTATAGAAGACGAGGTTCATAGTACATTCAAGCCTAAGTGGGTAGACGATAAGTTAGTTACTCCATTCATTAGAAAAGACGGAGAGTTATCTAAACGTGGTCTCACTGATGACGAGTACAACAGATGTATCTCTACTCAGGACATGAATCCTTTTATGAGGAAAGAACTTGTTGAGTTTAATCTAGGAAGTCGTAAACAGATTGGTGAATACCTTATGGACTTTGGCTGGAAGCCAGATAGGTTCACGCCTACTGGTCAGCCTATAGTTGACGAGAAAACTTTATCAGCTATCACACATATACACGAAGCTAATCTTATAGCACAGTTTCTTTTACTACAGAAACGTATTGCACAGATTGATTCTTGGATAGAGTCGACTGAAGAAGACGGTAGGGTTCATGGATTTGTTATACCTAATGGTGCTATTACCGGACGTATGACACACAGAAGCCCTAACATGGCACAAGTACCTAGCTCTCACAGCCCTTATGGTAAGGAATGTAGAGCATGTTGGATTGTGGAAGAAGGTAACGTACTACTAGGTGTAGATGCTAGTGGATTAGAAATAAGAATGTTGGCTCATTATATGGCTGACAAGGAGTATACAAATGAAATCATTAACGGAGACATACACACCTCTAATCAACAACTTGCAAAACTTGAATCAAGAGATAAGGCAAAGACATTCATCTATGCACTCATGTACGGAGCAGGAGATGAGAAGCTTGGCAAAGTGGTCGGAGGAAGTACAGCAGATGGTAAGAGAGCTAGACAATATTTCTTTGATAATAAGCCTACATTTAAGTCTCTTAGAGACAGAGTACAAAGAGCTTCAACAAAAAAATATCTCAAAGGATTAGACGGTAGAAAGTTATATGTACGTAATCAACACTCAGCACTCAACACTTTATTACAGGGAGCTGGTGCTATAGTTATGAAGAAAGCTTTAGTTCTTCTTGATGATATACTAAAGTTAAACGGTGTAGAATATAAGTTCGTAGCCAACATCCACGATGAGTGGCAGATAGAAGTAAAAGAAAGTCAAGCTGATTTCGTAGGAGGATTAGCCGTAGACAGTATAGTAAAGGCAGGAGAATACTTTAATCTTCGTTGTCCATTGGACGGTGAATACAAGACAGGAGTAAATTGGAGTGAAACACACTAATCATTGTGATAGTAGAAAAGGAGATATGGCTGAGTTCTATGCAGTAACTTGGTTATGGGATAAAGGTTATGAAGTATTTAAAAACTGTGGTTGTACAGGTCTAGCAGATTTAGTAGCTAGAGATTCTAAAGGAGACATAGTTCTAATAGATGTAAAGACAGCACAACCTCAACTTCACAAACCTACAGGTAATAATTTAACTAGGTGTTCGGGCAGAACTCCTAAACAAATAGAGGCGGGAGTAAAGTTATTAATGTTTAATTCTAAAACAAGAAAACTTAATTTCGTAAATCATAGAAAATAATATGACAAATAAAACAAAAACACTTGACACTTCTAATCAAGAAGTATATAATAAATTGTCGGCTAAGAAAACTGCAGCCGAATCTGGTCACTGGTACACTCAAGAAGGTGAACCAATGTACACTGTCATAGGTGCTAATGGTAAGGAAAGAAACACTACCCTTAGAGACGCAAAGAAAGAAAAATTAGTACCCTCTGTTACTACTGTACTTAGCATGATAGCCAAGCCTCAGTTAGAGAATTGGAAAATTAATCAAGCACTTAACTCTGCACTTACCTTAGAGAAGAATGACTTAGAATCAATAGAAGAGTTTGCTTATAGATGTAAGCAAGACTCTAAGAAGCTAGGACAAGAAGCTGCTAAGAAAGGTACAAAGATTCATGCCATGATTGAACGTGGTTTTCTTGGTGAAGAGAAGACAGAAACATATTGTGTTATCAAAAATTATTTAGATGAAAAGTTTCCTGATGAAGAATGGATAGCTGAAGCTTCCTTCTGTGCTGACTTAGGTTATGGTGGTAAGATAGATTTATATTCTAAGTCTGGTATCTTTGTTGACTTTAAAACTAAAGATAACTTAGAGGGTAAAGACCCAGCCAAGTTAGTGTATGATGAACACGGTATGCAGTTGTCTGCTTATGCTCAAGGCTGTGGCTTTGATGATGTAGAAAGAGTATCTATATTTGTAGACAGAGAAGACACAGAGCTTATAGCTTGTCACATTTGGGATAAAGATTCTCAAGCTAAACATATAGAAATGTTTAATAGTATTTTAAATTATTGGAAACTGGTAAAAAATTATGAATCAAAAAAAGTCTAAAGTTATAAGACGCAAAGCAGAATCTTTATTAATAGAATGGATTAGGAGTATGGTTCCTGAAGGTGAAGACGCTACTAAAATTAATAAGAAAAACTTACATGAGTTTATTCCAGAGCAAACACATATCTTTGCAAACAATAAATTTATGTTAAGTGCTTATAGTTTGAAATGGTTTACTAAAAAAGTTAAAAGAAATCCTAACATAACACTGGCAACTCTTAATGACTAGACGAGTTCCTAGAAAACCTAGACCCAAAAAAGTAAACGTACCTAAAGGTTACGATAGTTTATGGGAAGCCGAGTTACACAAAACAATATTACAAGATTGGAAACATCACTGGGATAACATATCTTATGTTGTTAATCATAAGTATGAGCCTGACTTTGTAAAAGTAATTGACGGTGTTACAATATTGCTAGAGGCTAAAGGTAGGTTCTGGGACTATGCAGAGTATAGTAAGTACATCCATATTAGAACTGCTTTACCTAAAGATTATGAACTAATGTTTTTATTTCAGAAACCACTTGCTCCTATGCCACAAGCTAAGAAAAGAAAAGACGGAACTAAAAGAACACATGCTGAATGGGCAGAGACAAATAATTTTACATGGTATAGTGAAGATACTTTACCTGATAACTGGAGAGAAGATGAATTATAAATTCAATGAAGGTGAAACAATAAAACAAATAAAAAGATATGTTGACAAAACCTATGACCAACACTATGCCTATGGTGATTACCAAGCAACCGATATTATATTTGATAACGGACATGGAGAAGGTTTCTGTATGGGGAACATTATAAAGTATGCCATGAGGTATGGTAAAAAAGATGGATACAATGAAAAAGACTTGCTAAAGATTATACACTATGCTATAATGGCTATACACTTACAGGACATAAAAGATTAAGGTGGAGAAATAAAGTAATGACAAGGGGTACTCCTTATTTAAATAGAAATAATTATAATGATTGGAAAACACCAGATAATTTTTACGATGAATTAAATAAAGAATTTAATTTTGATTTTGACCCCTGCCCCTTAAACTCTAAGTTTAATGGACTAGAGGTTGAATGGGGTAAAAGTAATTTTGTTAATCCTCCTTATGGAAAAAAATTAAAGACTGCTTTTGTAAAGAAAGCTATAGAACAATCTTTTAAAAACAAACTAAGTGTTTTACTTTTACCTGTAAGTACAAGTACAGTTTTGTTTCATCAATATATAAAACCTAATGCAAGTGATATTAGATTTGTAGAAGGAAGACTTAAATTTGTAGGTGTAGATAAAAATGGTAGTGTAAAAAAATATAACAAACGAGGAGCAATGCACGATAGTATGCTTGTAATTTTTAAAGGAAATAAAAATGGTTGATGATAAAATAGGAACTAAGCCTTACTTAGGAATTGAAATAGATTACAATAAAGAAAAAACTTTTGATAAGTTTAGTCTTGATACATTAAAAGATAGATATCTTTGGGAGAACGAAACACATGCACAAGAAGCATTCGCAAGAGCCTCCGTCTTCGGAGCAACCTACAAAGGTGAGACAAATTTTGAACTTGCTCAGAGACTTTATAACTACAGTTCCTCTCGTTGGTTCATGTTCAGCACTCCTATACTTAGTAACGGGGGAACCACTCGTGGGCTTCCTATCAGTTGTTTTCTCAATTATGTTCCTGACAGCAGGGGTGGGTTATCTGCTCATTATGACGAGAACATTTGGTTGGCTAGTTCAGGTGGAGGCATCGGTGGATATTGGGGCGATATTAGGAGCAATGGTATTTCAACTACTCATGGCAGTCGTTCTACTGGAAGCATTCCTTTCATGCACGTAGTTGATTCTCAGATGTTAGCCTTTAATCAAGGCACAACAAGACGTGGTTCTTATGCTGCTTACATGGACATAAGTCACCCAGAGATTGAAGAGTTTATAAACATGAGAAAAGAATCTGGTGGAGATATTAATAGAAAGAATTTAAATATTCATAATGGTATTAACATAACCAATTCATTTTTACAAGCTGTAGAAAAAGATGAAGACTGGAGATTGATTGACCCTAAGACTAACGAAGCTGTTAAGATAGTTAACGCTAGAGATATATGGTGGCAGATTATTCATGCTAGAGCAGAGACAGGCGAACCTTACATGATTAATATTGACAACTGTAATGACGCACTTCCTCAGAAACAAAAAGACTTAGGATTAAAAATTAGACAGAGTAATTTATGTTCAGAGATTACGCTACCTACTAACGAAGAACGAACAGCAGTATGTTGTTTATCTTCAGTAAACTTAGAACACTTTGATACTTGGTCAAAGGACGATAACTTTATACAAGATTTAATAACCATGTTGGATAATGTACTACAACACTACATTGACAACGCAATAGATACAACACAATTAGGAGAGTACAGTGCAAACTTTAAAAGATTTCAAAACTATGTTAGAGAGGGTAAAGAAGGATTTACTAAGTCTGCGTATTCGGCATATAGAGAGAGAAGTTTGGGACTGGGTGCTATGGGTTTCCATGCATATCTCCAATCTAGGAACATACCTTTCGAGGGAATATATGCAACTGGTTTTAATCATAAAGCATTCACCTTTATCAAATCTAGAGCCACTCAAGCTACTAAAGAACTTGCTATCGAAAGGGGTGAGGCTCCTGATATTCATGGTACAGGTAAACGCAACGCTAATCTATTGGCTGTTGCTCCTAACGCTAGTAGTGGGATTATATGCAGTGGTACTTCCCCTAGTATTGAGCCTTATAGGGCTAACTGCTATACTCACAAGACCTTATCCGGCTCTTACCAAGTTAAGAATAAATACCTTGAAAAAGTTTTTAAAACTAAAGGGCTAAAAGGAAAAGAACTAGAACAGATTTGGAAAGATATAACAGCTAATGAAGGTTCTGTTCAACAGTTAGATGTTCTTACTGATGATGAGAAAGAAATATTTAAAACAGCTAATGAGATAAATCAAATATGGATTGTAGAACATGCTTACAAAAGACAAGAGTTTATTTGCCAAGCACAGTCTGTAAACTTATTCTTTACTATACCTAAGTCAACAGAACCACAGGAAGTGCATGATGAATATATGCAGTATGTGAATGATGTTCATTGGTATGGTATGAATAAACTTAAATCGTTGTATTACTTTAGAACTAATGCAGCACGTAATGTAGAAAATGTAAACACAAAAATTCCAAGGATTCGTTTAGACGATGTGGAATGTATTGCCTGTGAGGGATAACATGAACTGTTATAATTGTAACAATAAATTGATATGGGGTGGCGACCATGACATAGAAGAAAAAAACGAAGATTATATTATGGAGACTAACTTAAGTTGTCCTAAATGTAACTCATTTGTAATGGTATATTTACCAAAAAAAAACAAGGATAATATATGAAAGAAGAACTATATAAAGCTTTGAAGTTGAAGTACTCAGCACAACAACAAGAAGCTAAGACAAACTTAAACTTATACTTCAGGGATATGGTAGCAGTAGCTGACCACCCCGATGTAGTGGAAACTGCTGATAAGTTACTTAGAAAATATGCTGAAGCAACAGAACTATTATCAATATTAAAAGGAGATGTATATGAGTTTACTCAAAACTAGAGATTACTACAAACCGTTTGAGTACCCATGGATGTATGAGTACTATAAATTACAAAATCAAATGCACTGGATGCCTGAATCTGTACCACTGCACACTGATGTTAAAGATTGGCAGGATATAAACCCTGCAGAAAAACATTTACTTACTCAGATATTTAGATTGTTTACTCAATCAGATGTTGATGTAGCTTCTGGTTACATAGATAAGTATATGCCTATCTTTAAGAAACCTGAAGCAAGAATGATGATGTCATCTTTTGCTAACATGGAATCTATACACCAAGATGCTTACAGTTTATTACTTGATACAGTTGGTATGCCTGAGATAGAGTATAAGGCTTTCTCAGAGTACGAAGAAATGGCTGACAAACATGACTACGTAGGTACATTTAAACCTCTTAAGTCTGACAAAAGAACTATAGCTAAAACACTAGCAGTGTACTCAGCTTTTACAGAAGGACTACAGTTGTTCTCTAGCTTTGCTATACTACTTAACTTCCCTAGGTTTGGTAAGATGAAAGGTATGGGACAGATAGTTACTTACTCTATACGTGATGAGTCTATGCATGTTGAAGCTATGACTAAATTGTTTAGAGAGTTTATACAAGAGAACATAGAAATATGGACAGACGATTTCAAAGCAGAGCTATATCAGATATGCAGAGAAATGGTAGAGCTTGAAGATAAGTTTTTAGACTTGGTGTTTGAAATGGGAGACCTTGAAGGACTAACTAAAAAAGATATGTATGCTTATAATAGATACATAGCTGATAGAAGATTACTACAGTTAGGACTTAAAACTAACTACGACCAAAAAGAAAATCCACTTGGTTGGATTGATGAGGTCATGGGTGTCGAGCATCAGAACTTCTTTGAAGGACGAGCTACTACTTATATGAAAGCAGGTTTAAGAGGTAGTCAAAATAATGTAACATTTACAAACCTAGAGGAATCAAATGATTAATAAAACAGAAGCTAACTTAGTTAGTTTTAAAATACTTTTAACAAGAGATAATAAAATAGTAACAGAATTTAGTATGCTTCCTGAGAACATGGTCGATGAAGTGTTTCCTCTAGATGATAGAGCTTTGATGAAAACTATTATAAGAAACGGCAAAGAAAAAATGGGAGACTTACACGCTTACTTTCAAAGAGAACTTAATGCTTTGCAATAGTGTAAATAATTATATCGTCTTTCTTACCCTTAACTTTTATAGGGTCTAAATATTTCATAGGTATAGTAGAGTTAAGAGCTGTGCTATACCCTATGACTATATCTTCTCCTACTTCTTTAGTAGAACTTTCTAATCTAGCTGCTAAGTTTACAGCATCACCTATTGCAGAGTAATCAAACCTTGAGTCACTTCCCATATTACCTATTACTGCTTCTCCAGTATTTATACCAATACCTATTTCAATACCTAAATCTGCTTCTGCCATTTCTCGGTGTATTTGTAACGCTGTTAGGACTGCTTTATTCTCGTGGTCTTTTAGGTCAATAGGTGCATTAAAAATAGCCATCATTGCATCGCCAATATATTTATCTACCATACCTCCATGCTTTTGAACTGCATTAGCTTGTATAGTTAAAGTCTTGTTCATTATATCGGTAACTTCTTCAGGCTCTAATCTCTCTGACAAACTTGTAAAGCCACGCACATCTGTAAATAAAAAAGTACAACGTCTTCGTTCTCCTCCTAACTTTAAAAGCTCTGGATTATCTTGTAATTTTTTAACTTGTCTCGGGTCAAGGTAATGTTCAAACTGTTTCTTAATTTGTTGTCTTAATTTAAATTGTGTTCTAAAGTTTAGATAGAATTGTTGAGTAGCTAAAAGTGTCATACATGTCATACTCCATGTAAAATCTATTAATAAATTATGAGTAACAAAATGATATTCAAAAT